GCAGGCACTAATGGTGCTATTACATCTTCTATGGATGCGTTAAAGGCTTTACCTACGCGTAGGACGGGGTTAATATTATCAACTGGCGGTTCTGTGTGGACGGGATATGGCACTACTATACCTTTAACAGATAAATACCCTAAGCATAGAATGCTACCACTAGGTATGACTCAGATTTATGCAGGTCAATTAGCTAATAAGCTAGGTGGTACAGAGTATGTAAGTACTGATTCTACATCTTGTATCTCAGCACATGCTGCACTATTCCAAGCCAACACATTAATTAAGTCAGGTGTACTTGACAGAGTTATTGTCGTAGCTAGTGATAATGGTGCAAGTGAGGAGTACATGAGTTTCTTCGGTGAGAATAAACTATGCTTATTAGCTAATGAAGAAGGTAAAGCTCAGAAGTTTAGATTAGGTCAAGGGGCTAATATCACAGTGTTAGAATCAGAAGAGTCAATAAACGTTACAGGCAATATGCCAATAGCTCAACTGCATGATATATCCATTGTAGCTGAGACACATACTAATCCACTAGGTATTACAACAACTGGGGATGGTTATAAACGAGTAATCTCAAATGTATTAGATACACACCATGGACATTTGGACTATGTAAAAACACATTCTACGTACTCAAAAGACAATCAAATAGAGCAAGCAGTAATCACAGAAACTCTTGGTGATATTAAAACTGTAAACTATAAAAGTAGAATAGGACATATAATGGGCCCAAGTACAGGTGTAGAAATGCACATGTCTATAATGGAATTAGGTGGAACATTTTTAAGTTTAGGTGCGGGTATGGGTAATGTATTTTCAGCAGCTATTGTGGAGAGTTTGTAGTGGAGGTTAAATTTCACCATTGCACAGTATTGCAGAAAGGTGAGGCTTTCATCTATTATATGTATAATCGGGAACTAGACGGGTTCCTTATTGCTAGTCTTGTATGTGCAAGCAATACTGAAGCTAAAGTAAATTTAGCAAGCTTATTAAAGTATTTCTTCACAGAGATAGTAAGAAAAAAAGATGCATATTGTAGTTTGTTTGATGGTGAAGAAGATAACTTCTTCCCAGGACACACAGTAGAGCATACTGAAATTAATGGTATGCCGATATATAAAATTGATTTTTAGGAAATTATCATGAAAGAAGACAAAGATGATTTAGATTTAGATTTAAGTGAACCGAAAAACTTGACTGAATGGGATAACCCACCTAAGTTAGAAGAACTTAAGCAAGACTACCAAGAAGCACAGTCAGCACATACTGACCATGTACTTGAAATAGATAACTGGTTAAGTAACTTAAATGGTGACCAACAAATTAAAGCTAAGAAGGGTAGGTCTAAGATTGTACCTAAGCTTATTCGTAAACAAGCTGAGTGGCGATACGCTGCATTAAGTGAGCCTTTCCTGTCTACTGATGACTTATTCAATACAGCTCCAGCTACATTTGAAGATAAAGAAGCTGCTATTCAAAACGGCCAAGTATTAAACTATCAGATTAATTGCAAAATAGATAAAACTAAGTTTATTGATGAATACATTCGCACAGCTGTGGATGAAGGCACTGTTGTAGTTAAAGTAGGTTGGGAGTACGAAGAAGAAATTGAAGAGGTAGAAGTACCAGATTTTGATTTCCAACCTACACAAGAAGCAAACCAAGTACACCAACAGTTACATGCAATGATGCAAGAAGACCCTGAGAGATTTCAACAAGAAATCCCACCAGAGATGCAACAAGCACATGAAATGTCTATGCAAGGTGGTACAGCAGTTATGCCTGTACAGGTCGGGTCTCATACTGAGGAACAAGTTAAGGTTATTAAGAACCAGCCTACTATTGAAGTGTGTAACTACGCAAACGTAATAGTTGACCCTACATGTGAAGGTGACATAGATACCGCTGAGTTTATAATCTATAGCTTTGAGACATCAATGTCTCAGCTAAAGAAAGATGGTAGATATAAGAACCTAGACGCAGTCAGCTTAGATAGTGGTAGTGTGCTGTCAACTCCAGATCACTCTGTTGATGATGACTCTAGCTTTACTTTCAAAGACAAACCACGTAAGAAGATTGTAGGATATGAATACTGGGGATTCTGGGATATCAACGGTACAGGTGAAGTAGAACCTTTCGTAGCTACCTGGGTAGGTGACACTCTGATTAGATTAGAAGAGAATCCGTTCCCTGACAAGAAGTTACCATTTGTAATCGTACAGTACTTACCTAAGCGTAAGGCTGTGTATGGTGAACCTGATGGGTTACTGATTGAAGACAACCAGAAGATTATCGGTGCTGTAACTAGAGGTATGATTGATGTTATCGGTCGTAGTGCTAACGGACAGATGGGTACACGTAAGGATGCATTAGACGTTTCTAACTACCGTAAGTTTGAACGTGGTGAAGACTTTAAGTTCAACTCTAACGTAGACCCTAGACAAGCTTTCCATATGGAGACTTACCCAGAGATTCCTGGTAGTGCACTAAATATGCTTACGTTACAAAATAACGAAGCTGAGTCACTTACAGGAGTTAAAGCATTTAGTTCAGGTATCACAGGACAAGCATTAGGTACAACTGCTACAGGTATTAGGTCAGCACTAGATGCTACATCTAAACGTGAGTTAGGTATCCTTAGACGTCTAGCTAATGGTATTAACCAGATGGGTCGTAAGATTATATCTATGAACGCTGAGTTCTTAGGTGATGAAGAAATCATCAGAGTAACTAATGAAGAGTTTGTAGCTATCAACCGTGAAGACTTAGGTGGTATGTATGACATTAAACTAAACATATCTACAGCAGAAGCTGACACTGAGAAAGCTCAGGAGTTATCATTCATGCTTCAGACTATGGGTAACAACATGCCTCCAGAGATGTCACAGATGGTACTAGCAGATATTGCTAAGTTACGTAAAATGCCTGAGTTGTCTAAGCGTATTCAAGAATACAAGCCACAACCTGACCCTATGGCTCAACAGATGAAGGAACTTGAAATGCAGCTGTTACAAGCACAGATTGCTAATGAGCAAGCTAAGGCACAAGAGAACCAGGTTGATGTAGGTCTGAAGCAAGCTAAGACACAGACAGAACAAGCTAAAGCTAGAGGACTACATAGTACCTCTGACTTGAATGACCTAGACTTTGTTAATAAAGAATCAGGTGTACCTGATGCAAACAAAGAAGAGCAGATGAAGTTAGCTCATGGTCAAGAGATGCAAAAGAAAGAGTTTGATAGATTATCAAATTTAGACAGTAAGGCGATAGATAGTATGATGCAGGGAGCTAATACTAACTATCCGGGACTTTAACAATATGAGGGTAATAACATGACACAAGAGGAACAGTTAGACAGCTTAGAATTTAGTATGGATGAGGCTAAACACTTTATCAGTGTGAAAAACAGTATGCTGAAACTACAAAATAATCGCGATTTTAAAAAGGTGATTACAGAGTACTACTTCAAAGAAGAGGCTGCTAGGTTAGTTATGGCTAAAAGCTCTAACCTTAATGTAGAACAGCAGCTACTAGTTGATAAAATGATTTATGGTGTGGGGTCACTTGCTAAGTTCTTAGATAGCGTAATCTCTAGAGGCACTCAAGCAGAGCAAGCTCTAGCAGAAGACGAAGATACAAAAGCTAGTATCCTTCAGGAGGGTTTAGTATAATGACTACAAACAATGACGCATTAGGAATGTCAGACGAAGATTTCTTGAAAAAAGACTTCGGAGACTTCGAAGAAACACCAGCAGTAGAAACTGCTGAACTAGACACTGAAGTGACAGAAGAGCAAACTTCTGAAGCTGATGTAGAGACTCAAGTGATTGAGACTCAAGATAACGCCCAGGAGCAACCTGAGCCGGAACCGTTAGATGATGCAGATAGCCAACCATTTGAGGATACTCAAACGGAGCAGGAACCTTCAGCTAAAAGTACTGAGCCAGCGTCTCTTGATACAGAAGTCAAAGTAGATGACACAGATGGGGATACCCAAGAAACATCAACTGTAGACTTCCAAGGAGCATATGAGAAGATTTTCGCACCCTTTAAGGCCAATGGCAGTGAGATGCAGGTGGACACGGTTGACGATGTAATGTCATTAATGAAGATGGGAGCTAACTACCAGAAGAAAATGGCAACGTTAGCACCTAATCTGAAGTTAGTGAAAATGCTTGAGAAGAATAACTTACTAGATGCTAGTAAGCTAAACAACTTAATCGACATCTCTAAGAAGAACCCTGCTGCAATTTCTAAGCTTATAAAAGATAGTGGGATAGACCCTCTCGATATTGATACTGATGAAGAGGTGAAGTACACCCCTAATGACTACAATGTATCAGACAAAGAGTACAAGTTAGATGAAGCACTAGAAGGCATCAAAGATAGTAGGTCTTTCAACGACACCATTGACGTTTTAACTAATCAATGGGACGCTGCAAGTAGAACTATAATCACTGAGAACCCTAAGATTATAGGTATTATCGATGAACATATGCAGAATGGTGTGTATGCTGAAGTGAATAAGTTAGTCTCAAAGGAGCGCGCCTTAGGTAGATTAGAAGGTGTCTCTGATGTAGCAGCTTATCAACAGGCAGCAAACTACTTAGCTAGTATTGGCGTGCTGAACAACGGAGACACTAATAAGGTGGCTACACCACCTACGTCAGATGTATCAAGTAAGACAAAAGCAAAGGATGATGCTCAGTTAACGAATAAACGTAAAGCTGCAGCATCTACAAAGAC